GCCCATCGGTTACCGTGACTTCAACCCAACCCCATGTAGAATGGTCCCCAAAAGTGAGATATGCCACCAAATCATCTGCCCCATTGGCAAAGGCTGCTGTTCTACCAGACCATTGAAAATGTGCTGTTCCTGTTTTAAGACCTTTCTCTGAAGATATATGACCACCTGCAACTGTCAATTTATTATCTGGGGAGATAGTGCCGATACCTACGTTGCCAGAAACGATAAGTTGGTCAGCAATCATAGCACCATTGGCAAAGACTGCATTAGTCCCTGACAAGGTAGACTTGAGCGTGGTCGAGCCTGAAACTCCTAGCTGTCCGCTTGTTTCAAGTCCAAATCCAAAGACTCTGTTAGAGGCGGATAGACTTCCCGTTAATCTAAGTTGGTTAGCAATGTTGACACCCTTGGCAAAGATTGCATTAGTGCCCGAAAGAAAAGATTTAACTGTTGCAGAGCCGGAAGCGCCAATATTGCCTGCAACATCAAGCGCACCAAGATAGCCGGTACTAGATCCCGAGAAGCTTCCCGTAACACGGAAGGGACCGGCGACGTTAAGCTGGTGATTAAAGATGCCTTTGGAGCCCGAGAAGCTTCCCGAAACTCTTAAATTATCAGCGACGTTAAGTTGGTTGCTGAAGATACCTTTAGACCCAGAGAAATCTCCTTTAAAGGTTGTTGAGCCAGAAACCCCGAGATTGCCTGCGACATCAAGCTGGTGATTAAATATGCCTTTAGATCCCGAGAAGCTTCCTGTAACACGGAAGGGACCAGCGACGTTAACGCCGCCCCCGCCGCCAAAGATGGCATTAGTCCCTGATAAGGTGGACTTGAGCACGGACGAACCTGAAACTCCTAATTGCCCACTTGTTTCTATCCCGTATCCAAAAATTCTATTGGACCCAGAAATACTTCCTGTAACACGAAGCGGTCCAGCGACGTTAACGCCACCGCCCCCGCCGAAGATGGCATTAGTGCCTGAAAGTACAGACTTAACTGTTACGGAGCCGGAAGTGCCAATATTGCCTGCAACATCAAGCGCACCAAGATAGCCGGTACTAGATCCCGAGAAACTTCCTGTAACACGAAGCGGTCCAGCGACATTGAGTTGATTAGTGAATAAGCCCTTGGAGCCGGAATAGTTTCCACCAACATTAACGTTTCCAGAAGCATTAACGTCTCCGCTTGTCAATATTTTATAAGCAAAAACTTGTCCGGTGCTGCCAGATGCTCTTAGGTTGCCTACTTTTAGAGTACTATAGTTGCCTTCGGGAATATCGTAAGCTGTCCTCTCCGGTCCAGGTGCGCCCACTTTTCCAACAATAAAACTTGCAGAAGACTGATCCCAGAGCAGTGCTTGGTTGTTATCGGTTGGAAGACCAAAAATAAACCCACGGTCGCCAGCAGTACCTGTCATGGCACTTGCCGTTCCGAACCCAAGACCGATTATTGGATCGCGTATAACAAGGTTGCTTGAGGAGATCGATGTGGTTGTGCCACTGACAGTTAAATTGCCATCAATGATAACGCTTCCCGTAACGAGGAGAGTGCTTGATGCGGTATTAAATATTAATCTAGCGCTGCCGGTTAAAACACCAAGATTAGACTTCCCATCGTTGTCGTCTCTAAATTGTAAAGATCCGGTAGGTCCGCTAGCGGTTAGTGCGCCTTTTATATAAGCCCATCCAAATTCACCCATTACTTAAAGCTCCTATAAATATAATTATTCACTATAAATAGGTTGTAAATGGTATTAAGAGCAGCCTTATTAAATTTATTCCTTAAGCTATTGGTCGTTATATGGTGTTCACGCCCAGGTAGCAAGTGACGTTGTTGCTTCCAGCAAAGGTAGTACATCTAACAGCAACTCTTTCGGCACCCTCAATTGGGATTATATAGTACTGGTCTAGGTTGGCAGCTACTGTTACTTCGATGATAGTATCAGTGCCCGCATCTGGATCTATAGTATGTAGGTTGCCCCATTGATTTGCAAAAGAGTGGTATAAATAAAATGTAAATTTGCATGTGCCAGCATTGTTGTTCATAAGTACAACATGCAAATTTTTGTTTTGACCGAAAACTTTATAACCATCATTGACAGGAACGCCGTTGAAGGGACCAGCGGTGGGAGCCGCCGTTGTTGCCGTAAAAGTATACGCAACCACTCCAGCATCGCCAACGCTCGCTAGGTTAATAACTGATCGAGTTCGCCCGCCTGATCTATATCTGCTAGGTCCAGAATCTGCGCCCATAATTTAACACTCCTACTTTGTTCTTTATAATTAGTATCTATTTATTTCTTTTTTCTTTCTAATTTTGCTGTTTCTCGTTTTCTACGAATAATTTGTTCTCTTCTAATCTCAGACGGCTTTTTGTAATAACGTCTTTTTTTGACCTCATCCAGAATGCCAGCTTTTTTTACTTTGCGAACAAATCTCCGAATCATTTTTTCTGGTCTGTCTTTTCGTAACGGCTTGACAGAAACGTGAACTACTTTACTCATTTGAACATATGTGACCAGTTTTTACTGGTCCCTCCAAAAATCTGATTAATATCAACACCGGCATCTATGGGATCAACGCCTGCAAGGGCAGAAGTCTGATCTGCTTCCTGGGATGCGGCTGCTGTACCCTCAAACAGATCTACTCCATTATAGGAATCGTTACCAATGGCATCCAGCATTCTCTTTTTTGTTTCTTGTATTTTCTGTCGCGCTATTTCTGCTTCGTGCCGTCTCTGTTCAGGCTGCTCTGCAACTTGGGTGATATGTTGTTGCGATTCAACAAGCGTATTGCCTCCGAGTCCAAGCGCGACCTCAGAAACAATATTGGATAAAACGCCTTCTTCAAATATTACTTCTTTAATACATTCTTTTATAAGCGGTCTAAGAATCTGCTTTAACTCTGACTTCTTCATTTATCCCTCAAAACGTTATTAAGGGCTCTGTTAATCCTATCTGCCTTTGTGATAATATTTGGTTGTTTATTTTCTTTTACCATAAAGGCACCAGTTGTAGAAGGCTCAGAAACAAAATCAAAACAAATTAATTGAAAATCGTCTTCAACAATTGTTTGTCCGTTTGATTCATGAACAGAACCCATACCTCTGGAAGATATACCAAGTTTGACTCCGCTTTCTACAAGAGAGCGAAGAATTCCCCCGGATGGAGTATTCAAGATTTGTACTTTGCCCATAACAGAATCATTGTCCCACCATACTTCAGTTACAAGATGAGCGGCGTTGGCCAAATTAATAACCGCAGAGTCTGGGTGGTCAAGTTCTCCTAGTGCCCTTCTTTCGCGCACAAGTTTACCATAATTTTCGACCTCGCGCTCTAAAATAGGGCGACTATAAACTCGACCGTTTCCATTAAGATGGTTTGCTCGTTGCATAATCCCTGTTAAAAACATAGCCCCATCTTCGCGGACCATTCTCTTCTCTTCTTCTGTTAAAAGATCATCACATTTTCCATCAGGGCATAATTCATAATATTCTGTTAATAATAATTTATTCATAGTAATTCTCAAATGCAGGCACTACCTGCGCGAGCTAGGATCCTTTACAGCAGTTTCTTACTGGTTGCAGCATCCACTTGCGCGTCCAAATATTTGTGTTCATGTTTCACTCCCTCGTCTCCAATAACCATATTCAAAACATAAGATGTGCCAGAAGACAAACAACTTAAAAGAAAAAGATTAGCGAGACGATACTCGAATGTAAATAGTTCTGTATGCCCATTAATTCCAAATAAAAATGCCCCGACCCAAAAGCCGAGACACATTGGACAATGGAATAATTCTCCTAATTTGCCCTTTGTTGGTCTAATAGAATTAAATATTGTTCCATATATTAAAATTTGCGTCAAGCCATAAGCAGCAAGCACAAAATATAAAAGCTCCATACTATACCCTGTGCATAATACTCATGCCATATGGACCGCGTATCCATCCGGGTCTAATCGATCCCTTTACGGGTTCCTGTGGAACGTCGCCAAGCGGAGTGCTATCATCCTCGGTGGGTTCTGTTATATAATCATCAACGGCACGCTCAAATTCTTCAATATGCTCAAAATATGGCTGTTCTTCTTTAATAAATTTGTTGATGCTATATAAAGCCGCCTGGACCATATCATATTCTTCATTCAAAAACATTTGTGCTTCTAGTGAGCCATATACATATCCCGATTTAACACTTTCTGGTTCAATAAGCCCTTCTTTTCTTAGAAGCAAAAACAATCTGTCTTGAGTGTCATAAACTTCTTCGCTTGTCACATCCTTGGCAAGAGCAAGTATTTTTTTACTGTCTGGGTATATTACAATATCAACATCTGGGTGGTCAAAAACAACCAATTGGTTTCCAAGTGTTTTTCTCACCTCTAGAGTGATATCGTCTTGGATACCTATTTTATCTTTAATATGAGGTATTGTTACTCTAATAGACATTATACTTCGATCTCGTGAACTACATTTTGAATTTTCAAAACCTTCTCTACAAGCTCCTTGTCCACGGGGGTTATCTTGAACTCGTCAATCATCGCGAGGACCGATGTGACAGATTCCTTCATGTTACTGTCTGATTTTATTTCTTCCGTGTTTAGAGCCGATACCAATGCATGTTGCAGTCGCGATATCTCTTCATTTAAATATATCTTTACGTCAATACCGTTATCTGAAAACGATAAAATATATCTATTTAATAGTTCTCTCTGTTCGTTTAGTAGCCCTTCTGAATATGTGTCGTTGAACTTTGAAACAAATGTTGCAAAAACCAAATTATCAATTAGTTTCATCTCCTGCTCTGTCGATGATTTATTTTTGTTCGTTAAATTTGTAACAATTTGCCGCTCCAGAATAACGCCTTTTTTAATATCATATGTGTTGTCGTCGGATCCGAAAAGCTGTGATAACGTGGCTATGCTTTTATAGTTTGGTACAAAATTATTATATACCCCTGGGGATAGTTGTGTATTTATTTTTTTAATGAGGCGACTTTGAGTATTGTAAATATCTTTTTTGTTTAACGATGAGTGGGCTTCTCGAACTTGGTAAACTAATTTTTCTGCGGTGATTGGATCTAGATCATCTGTATCTGATAATGTTTGATATAAGGATAGTTCCTTAGATAACACAGAGCGAGGGGCAAAAAATTCTTTTAATATGTGAACAATACTTTGCTTAGTCGTATCGTCTTTTGATACAACTGCCTTGGTCATTTCTCGTATTAGTGCTTCATACAAAAAAGCAGTATTTCGTTTTTTATTATGTCTTCTTCTCGTCATTTGTATCCCCTAGTCCGCTATTATCTAGTTCTGTAATTAGTTTCTTTATTTCGTGTTTTACCTCAAATAATTGTCTTTCTTCTAAATTATCATCATCATTCTGATGTTCTTGATATAAACCGCCTTTTCTAAATTCGTCGCCAATAGATGAAAGGTGATGTAAAGTTTCATAGCCTACGCCACCAGGATTGTTTGTTCTGGGTGTATTGATCTCAACTCCCCGAGCCTTGCTGCGAGCATGGCGATTTCTGGGTCCGCTTTTTCCTCGATATCTCTGATCATCGCGCTTGCCGGGTGCTGCCAAAAGAGTCTCTTCTTCTTCGCCGCCTTCTTCTTCGCCACCAAGTTCTTCTTCGCCACCAAGGTCACCACCAAGGAGATCTTCCTCTCCACCGAGATCTCCACCGAGTCCACCACCGAATCCGCCGCCGACATCGCCTCCGAGTCCACCGGCTGCTCCTTCCATAGCTGCGGCGACTTGTTCAAGCTCAGCATCAAGTCGTTTATCAAAAAACATTTCTCGTTGATTTCGTATAAATTCTTCTTCCGATAAATTAAAAATATGGTCTGCAACCCAGCGGCGACTAAAGAACCCTTCGGTTGCGGCAGCGGCGATGTCAAACTTGGTTTTCCAGTGCTCAAGCTCTTGAAGCTCTGCAATCTTAGACGGGTTGCTTAAGGAAAGCTTAAAACTAATAAGATCGGCACCCCTATATCCAAGCGTGTAAAGGTGAATAATGCCAACCTTTTCTAATTCGGTTATGATGGCTCTTTGTAATCTTTGAATTGTTCTTGCAAAACGAACATCCTTTTGAGCCAACGTTGTCTTGTCTTCTTCTGCTCCGTCGCCACGGGATAAATATGAAGCAGGGATCTTGAGAGCAGAGAATAGTTTATCTCTTAAATACTTGACATCATCAATATCTCCAGTATATGAACCTCCTGGTAAAGTTTCAATCTTAGAGGAGACACCTCCACGAACGGGGATAAAATAATCTTCTTCGGTGCTCATTGGATTATAGCGCAAATCAATACGCCCCGTATCGGCATCAACAACCTGATTGCGTTTCATTTGCGTCATAACTCTTTGCATATATTGCTCAACATCATTTGGCGCAACGTTGCCAACATCAATATAAAATACACGACGCTCAGGAGAACGAACAATACGATACGCCATCATCGCATCTTCAAGAAGAATTAATTGACGAAAAATTCTTCGAGCAGGTTCAAGAATCGAAGTGCCATAAGGAGCGTACTTGTCATTACCTAAAATTCTAAAATGTGCAATCTGCCAGTTTTCAAACGTTAAACCGCCAGAGTTCCACTGAAACTGGACATATTTAGGATTATTTTTATCTTCCCCCTCAATGCGCTCAATCTCGTGTGTGGGTAAACCAATGATAGACTGAATCCCTAGGCGCTCATCAATATCTAAATATAAGAAAAAATCTCCATATTTACACATTGTGCGTGACCACCCAAAAAGATTAAAATCAATATTAAGGACAGTGTGATATAGTTCATTTAATACTGCCTTAATTTCTTCGTTGTGGCATTTAATTGCCAAAAGCGGCTGAAGATCCGACGAAGTTGTCATTTCATCTGCGTAGATGTCCAGACCAGATGCAATCTCAGGGGTATACTCCATTTGTTCAAAATCTTGGTATCTTTCGGCACGAAGCTGATTTGCCATAATCGCTGTGCTTAATTGTTCAAAAGGATTGTAAGACGACTTCTTAAAATTTAGTCCACCGGCTGATTGAAATTTGAACTTATCTAATTGTACCCGGCGAAGTTTTCTACTCGTCTGCGTGCGGTAGTTAACAAGCGGACCAGAAAGCAAACGAGTTAACTGTTTAAAAAGAGCGGACTCATTGTTTTTAGGATTTTTATTATTGTTTGCCATTTATCTTATCCTTTATATAGCCAACCAAATTCATGGTGCATCTGTCTTGCCTGTTCTTCTTTTCCTTTGAGATCCATATCACTGCGATATCCTTCCTGCCCTTTAATCTGATTGCTTATCTTTGTTGATGCAACAAACATGGAATTTACAAACGCATCTCTATATTCTTGATCTAGTTTGCCTGCCTCAAAAGCCGTATCTCGCACCCAGCAGCCAATTGCCAAAGCCATAGTTAAATCATCATTATAACTTCTCATAGCCTCGGGGC